GTTCCAACATCCTTAGTTGGGCAAGAAAATCTTAATCCTTCTAATCTAACAGTGCTTGGATACTCTAAAGCAAATCCATGAGTATCATTAGTAGTAACAGTTATAATTCCAGTTACTCCATCATAAGCAGCAGTTTGAATACCTAAACCATACCTAGAAGATGTGGCAATACCTACAATACTTGTTATTGAACCAGCAGCAAATAAATTACTATTATCAGTCAATTCTGGTTTTACTTCAGCACCAACAAGAGGAGCATATCCAAGTCCTGGAGTTGATCCCATAGAAACAATCAAACCACCTCTTGGTAGTTGATTCTGATTAATATCATATTCAGATTGCATTGGAGTGCCGTTTTCTGAAGTAATTCCAGTAAATACAACACTAGAAATTCCAGAAACTGTATCTGGGAATATTTCGTAGTTGTTTCCAGCATTATTCAAAGTTAATGGTGTCTGGAATACTCCGTTAATAAACAAGATACCATTTCCAATACCAACACCAGTATCAGTGTTAGCACCACCTACAGTCATAGTATATGTTCTTCCTATTCCAGTAAATACATCAGAAATATCATCAAATACCATATTGGTATCATAACTACTTCTTAGGAAAGTTCTTCCAGAATATTCTGCCTTTACATATGGCAAATTAGTTTCATTTCTTCTTTCTCTACTATTTCCTTTAGGTGGATCTAGGAACCATGCTGTGCTATCAACTATATTAAATGATCCTCTATGAACCCTGGCTGCGGTTGTGTCATCGTGTGGAGTTGCTCCTATACCCAAAGATCCTCTTCTAACTTTAACAACTGGTAAAGTGCAAATACCCAATGCAACGTCTGTAGAATCATTGATTGTTCCTTCAGGTAGACTTGAGAATCCAACCTGCTCAACCTTCATATATTCATTTTCAACTTTTAATACATCTCTTGGTTGAACAGAACTAATACCACTAAGAACAAACTGTGAAGTTCCTGCACCAATAGCACCATCAAGTGTATGTTCAATTGAAGTAAATGTAATAGGTTGTTGAACAATACCATCTAAACCAATAACAGTTTTAGATAGTTCCTTTGTCATAGTCAATTTGTGTGCATTACCTTCACCAAGACCAGTGAATGTTATTGCAGCACCAGTTGTAATATATTCTCTTCTACTGTATAATTCAAATCTATTTTGATTTTTAATCTTAACATAAACTTGTTCTGGCATTAGATCAGTTACAATACCAGCATTATTCATTGTGGATCCAATAGAAACTGGAGTTGCACCAATACCTATAAATGTTGATCCTGGTTCATAGTTTAACTCTTCACTTGTATTGAAGAAGTGATTATCTATTATAAATTCACCAGTTTCTGCATCTACATCTGCTGGATTAAACACCTTACTGTAAATTGGAACACCCTCATGTGTTAAATCAAAATTAACTTTATTTGCTCTAGATCCATTTATTCCATCATAAGCAGATAAGAATAATTCTTTTGAAGTTGGACCTATTTCGAGAGGGTAGGGTGTATTTTGAAAATCATTATCTGAATTAAATACAGTATTGAATGATTGAACTTCAATTAATGTTGTTTGAGATGCGTCTGGATAGAAATTAATACTAACTTCATCTCCATTAGTAACTGCATCAAATACTCCTAAACCTACATCTGATTGACCAGTGAACGGATACATAACTGTCACTGCATCCCCCTCGTCCTGCATTACAACTACTTGATGTATTGCGGACTCATTATTCTCATTAGATACCCTTACAATCGATTTAACAGTGCTATCAATACGCTTATCAATCTTAGTTACTAATATTGGTGAAGAAGTTCCAGTATCATAAAGAGATTCTAATCTAACACTTCTTTCTGCACCTTCAGGTTGACCTGGAACCGCATATCTATAGGTTGAAATACCTGCAAGAGTATTACCCAAACCAACAATATTTGCACTTACGTTAATTTCTCTAAGAGTTTCATTTTCACATTCAAGATAAATGACTCCTGATTCATATCTTGCAGTTAGAATACCAACTGAAGAAGCACTGTAATTGGAAGGTAAACTATCAATATAAGATTCAGCATAGTAAACGTTTGTTCCATCAAAATCAACAATTACTTCACCATAATTAATTGTTTTAAAAACATCGTCTTGAAGTAAAACATCAGCATAAAAACCATTAAAATCAGTTTCGGAGAATTGTGCTATAGTTGTTGTTTTTGGTGAAGTAACTATAACGTCACCATTAGCATCTAAATCTGTATTAGCAATAGCAACCTTAACATTAGTTCCAGTTATATCAACACTTCCTATTGCTTTGGTTTCAGATATAAGAGCACTAGATTTAAATTCTGTCTTTAAAATCTTAATATCATGATCCCTATCATACCTATCGGTTGGAGTAAAGTTTAAAGTTTTTCTTTGGAAAGAATCTGATAATGCATCAAACTCTCCTAATAACATATTTGAGAAATCTTTTGATTTCTCTACAATAAATGCATCATTTTGAGTAGTTAAAACAACAACTTCATTAAACTGAACATCTTTTGTATCTGGATTTATTATTTGAACAAGATACTTAGTGAACTCACTATTAACTTCTTCAATTTCTGTAAATAGATCTTTAAATCCCGTACTTGAGAATTTTCCACTAATATCATCATGAATCAAAACTCTATTTGATTTGCACAATGTATAATCTGTTAATTTTAAGTTATCAAAAGTAACAAATTTTGACTTTGTTGGATCATTTTCAGGTCTAGCATCAAAATCTCTTGCCAAATCAAAATTATTAATTGTATCAACTCTCTTATCACCAATAAGATCTATAACGATAACTGGTGTTGATTGAATAGTTGTTCCTATGCCAACATTAATACTAGAGGTTATTCCAACATCCGCAAAATTCTTAAGTCCAGAAGGATGAACTAATCTGTTAACAGGATCAACTAAATTATCCCAAGTAATAGGACTCTTAATAGAATATGATAGATTTTGATAATAATCATTATTTGGTAATACTTGGAAATCTTCATTTAATTTACCAGTATTATCATTCCAACCATAATCTCTACGATTTGAATAATCTACTTTAAATTTAGCAATATTACCAACAATATCTGTTACATTTGCTCCAACATTACTGTTTACACCTCTAATTCTATCACCTATCTGTAGTTCATAATTACCATCAATCTTTATAAAATCTTCTCTACTTTCTACTACAGTTAATCCTTGATCCATGAATTGATCATTAATACTAACCAAAACAGTTTCATTTAATAAAAACTTACCTCTTTCTTGGATAGCTTCAAAAACAGGATAATTATCTTTGTTTACAATAGTTGCATATCCAGATTGGAATGTTTTTGCAACACCAGGATTAGTTGTTAATCCTGCTATGCTATATTTTAGAACAGCTGGATTTGAATTTACAAACTCTTCAACTCTAAAGAATTGGAAATTATAATTTTTAGAGTTATACCCAGTTCCTGTTGTATCAATACCAACAGCAGATGAAGTTTGAGATCCAATACCTGCCTCACCAAATAATTCAACACCTTCAACAAAAACCTCATCACCAGCAGCAAATGGTGGAATACTAAATCCAGTTATTGGTGTTTCTAAAGTACAAGTAACAATACCAGCTGAACTACCTGCCATTGAATTGATACCAACTCCATTTGAATTGTTTATTGCAACAACTTTATGATTTACTGAATTTAAACCTTGAATTGGAGCAATAATCTCAACAGTTGAAATAGATTGATTTGGTGTATTAGCAATTACAGAAGTTTCGTCAACAATATTATTAGATTGTGGGTCAAATATGACAATATCTGGGGAAGATAGGTATTCTTTTCCACCATCAATTACATCAATACCAACAATAGAATCTACATTATCAATTCTAATAACAGGTGATACAAATGCTTCTGGACTTAATGTCTTATCTGAAGGATATTCATATCCAATATCAACTATCCTAACTTCACCAATCCTACCTATTGAAGTTGATAGTGCTACAATATTTGCATTTTTTCCATTTAAACTAACAACACTAGTAAATTTAGGAATTCTCTTATAATCAAAACCTCTTGAAATTACTTTAAGATCTTTAATTGCACCAAAAACTGTTTTTGATTCTGTAGAGTATTCAATTACTTCACATTGATCCTCTTCATATGACATCAATTCTGGTATTGAAGATGGTGAAATTTTGAAAGATTCATCAGTTCTATCAAAGATTCTGAAAGATCCATCATAAACACTATCTACAAATTTAATTTCAGAATAATTATCAATTGAAGAATCTGCTGTGCTAATATAACCACCTTTGTCTATAGCATAATATATTGAATTTGGTGCAGATTTTGAATATGAAAGTGAAATAACACTTGTTGTTCCAACGCCAACAGGTCCTACTTGCGATCTATTAAATATATTGTCATCTTGAGCACTAATGAATTGATTTTCAAACTTCTGATCATAGAAGAACTTTAAGTCATACCCCTGCAAACTACTATCAGAAACTTGGAAAGATATCTTAGAATTTTTAGCAACTTTAATTTGAGGATTAACTAATCCAACAGCATGATTTCCAACACCAGCCGCAGTAATATTAACTAATAATGGTGGTTCAGATTGAACATCCTTAAGGGTTTTACCAAGACTAAACTTAGATGAACTTAATTTATAAACATAATAACATTGTTCACTCAAACCAGTTGCAGGTGTAAATGATGGGAATATTGCACTATAAAGAACCTTATCACCAGTTTTATATCCATGATTAAGTATTGTTATTGAAGAATCTGCGGTATCAATAGCACTAGATTCAAATCCAGTATTATTAATGATTAACTTTTGGAAAGTTTCATTAAATTCAACACTTAATGGAGATGTGCTACCAAAACCAACAACAGTATTTGGTATTAAGTTAATATTAATTACATCACCATTACTTAATCCATGTGTTGTAGTATTTGCAGCAGCAACTTTTGTGAGAACTGTAGAAGTTATTTTATCAATATCACCAGTAACTTGATCATAATTTGTTTCTAACGCATACTCAAAATCATCAGAACCATTTCCGTGGAAGAATAAACCCTCACTTGTGCTTCCTATGGATGTTCTTTCAGTTAATAAACCAACATAATTCTGTCCTTTATTAATAGCATAAACAGTGTAAGTATCAGTAGTTACATTTGGTATATTGAATAGATTAGTTGGTTGATCACTATCACCAACAACCATAGAAGCAGCAGTTCCTTTCTTCGTGAAAGTTAATTCATCTCCAGTTTTAAATGGATGATCTGGGATATAAATTGTTCTAGTTGGAATTGGTGTTTCTATAGTTGTTTCACCTACAACATAATCAACACTTATACCACCACCTGCTGTTGTTCCAACACCAACAGATTGCCTACCATTAAAGTAAACAAGTTCATTTCTTTTAGAATTAAATTGCTCAGTTTTAACAGAGAATTTTAATTCATTGTTTAATACATCTAACTTAGATCCATAAGTATGAGCAGCACCTACAGTAAAACGCTTTACTCTTAAAATAGAACCTATATCATAAACATTAAGAACCCTAACAATCTCATCATCATTAATTCTTATACTTGATCCAACTGAAACACTATCAGGGATTACATCAACGTAAATATCATCAACTCTACCTTGAGTGATAGGATTTTCAGTCATTGATTTTGCTAAACCAATAACATCAGTTTTTATTCCAACACTGAATGAATTTGTTAGATTTGTTATAGAACTAGTTAATTCACTAATAGAAACAGTATCACCATCATTCAATTCTATAAATGGTTCCCACTTTGCTAAAACTTCATTAGAATTTTTCCAAGTAAATACTGCACCTTCAAACTTTTCTAACTGGGTTTTAATACTAGAAACACCAATACCTGCTATAGTCTTAACTTGACCTCTAAGTCCAGTTCCATTAGTTCCTGTATCATCAAAATCTGTAAAATCACCAACCTGATATCCAGTACCACCATCTAAAACTTGCAACTCATCTATTTGACCTGTAGTAACAGATTCTATAGTGGTTAGTTGCCTTAAGTATTCATTAGATTCTATAATAAAATCATTATTTGCTGTTGAATCGCCAACTTTGTATGGGAAGGTATTTCTTGATAGATTAGAATTATTAAAATCAAATTCTTGATTTAATGTATCATTTACCTCTATGAAAGGTGATCTATAAGTTTTACCTACAAAATATGGGAAACTTGGTTCTAAAGTATTTGTTTGGGTACTAGGAGATACACTAGCAAAATATGCATAAACTCCATTAGGAAATTCGTCTGTTTTACAGAACCTACCATTATGATCGTCAAGATCACCTAAATCTGGATCATAATGCCAATCTTCAATGAAAAATCCTGGAACAAATTCAGCAATATGATCAGGTCTATCAAATACTTTACTTGCATCTAATTTGTATCCTGTAGTTAATATTCCAACAGAAGGACCTAATTGTGTATTATTAGTATACCCATATGGTCCATAAATTGGATTTCCATCATATGCCCAACCAATAATTGGAGAATGTTTTGAACCATCATCCTTAAATTCAGCAGCAATATTTGAAGAATATCCGTGAATACTTAAATGTAAATCATTATCCTCTGAACTTAAATTATGATTACCATGTCTAAAATTATTATCAATAGTTAATTTTCTAACTCTTGGTTCAAATATTGCATTTGATCCTCTAGATTTAACACTAATAGAAACTTGAGATGCAGTATATCCAATACCAGAATTAATAACCTTTACTTCTTGTAATTTACCAGTTACATCAACAACTGGTTTTAAAATAGCACCACTTCCATAAACACCAGTAGTTGTTATACCAGTTGCTTCTAACTTAATCTCAGGAAGAGAGAAATAATTCTTACCTCTGTTCAAAACTTGAACAGCAACTACTTTACCATCAACTATGGATGCACTTACTACACCATTTTCACCATTTCTAACCTTTATTGAAGGATTTTGTTGGTGATTTAAGATAGTTGATCCATATTTTGTTCCTTTCTCATAAGTGTAAGTATCAATTATACCACCAGTAACAATTGGAGTGAAATTAAATGTTCCAGTAACTTCAGATGGGAATGTTACATCAGCAGTGACTTTAATATCTGGATATTTGAATATCTGGGTTCCTATTCCTACTGAATCTAAATTAATATAGTCATTTCTAACATAATTTACATCTGATGGTGATTCTTTTAATCCAGCATCTGCTAATTTAAATGAATTTTCATCAATCTTTAACACATGATAAGAATGAGTAATATCTAATCCAGAAATCACAGTTCCTGTAGTATTATATTCAATAAGATCACCATCTTTAAATCCATGACCATTAAAATCTATTCTTGAATATTCAGTTGATACATTTACAGGTTGAACTTCTAATTTTCTATATTGATACCCAGAACCAGCATTTAATACTTTAACTGATTGTAATGTTTTCTTAGATACTGTTCTAAACTTATGAATACCACTAGCATTAGTTGCAGTCGAAATACCAATTGTATTAATACCTGCTATTGCCTCTTCACTGGTGTTATGTAATCTAACAGTTTTTGAATTTACAAAACTAACAGCATATGGTGTTCCTGTTGCTAATGACCCAGTAGCAGTATTTCCAACATCCCCAAATGGTCCAGTTCCAATTTCAACATTACCATTACTATTATAATAAACAACCTCTCCAGTAGTTAAAAAATGCTCTGTTTTAAAGGTAATTGTTTCATCTTCAATAGATAAACCACCTGAGAAGAAAATATCTCTACTATCAAATTCAACTTCTCTAAATCTAATACCTATAACTGGTTCTAATACACAACCATCTCCATTTCCACCTGTTAGTGCAATAGATTTTACATCATCAATATCAAAATCATGAGGATCAACTATAACCTCTTTAACACTACCTTCAATAATTGGTTCAACTATTGCATCTATTCCACCATTATTACTTGGATCAACATCTAATTTTGGTGGATTTATAACATCATATCCGTCACCACTATTATAAACATCTACATTATCAATTGGACCATAGTAAATATAATCTGAAGATATTGGTGTTTCTATCTGAACACCATTAATTAACATACCAACTCCACCAACAGGAGTCTCATCTGTACCAGATACGTATAAATTTTGGGTTAATGGATACTTTCTTAATATTTTATTTGCAGATAAATCTCTATCATAATGATCTACTCTTGTAAGTGTATGACTATTGGATGTAGTCTGAGATTTAAATCTAACTGCATTATCTGGAGTGCCTATCTGTCCTCTTGATTTGTATAATCTAACAGTAGTAAAACCAACATTTGATGTAGTAGCTTCTATTTTTTCAAGATAATAAAGGTCACCACTGGATAACCCTTCCAATGGATCATCGGAAGTATATACTACAGCATCACCTGTAATTAATCTAAAATCTGAATTATCAAACTGAATGCAGTTATATGTTTGAAGATCAACATCAAAACAATTTAAATTAGGAAGTGCTGATGATATTCCGACAGAAATTCTTCTAACTGTAGAATCTAATTCATAAGATGGTAATGAATTAGATGCAACATATGCATCTGTTTTACCATCAATATAAACATTAGATACATCTGATAATATTTTTGAATTTCCTTCCTTTATTTCTATACCACTACTAGATGCTTTGTTTAATTTTCTTCTCAAATCATAAAATAAACCATCTACTGGAGTAAATGCTGATATACCAGATACTGTTAATACCGTTTTAGTAGCATTAATACCAGTAACTTCTGCAAATGGTGCTACAACTGTTTCAGAGTTTCTCTGTAATATTTCAACAATATCTCCAACCTTTACACTAGACTTATCTACTTTACTGGATACTGTAATACTAGAACCAGAGATTACAGAAATCTCATATCTACAACTAGTATTGTATATCCATGAGTTTGCAAATATTTCCTTATAAGTTTTATTAAAATCTGGATTTGGTATAGATTCTCCTACATTTTTAACAAAAACTTTCTCACCTGGTGAAACTAAAGCGATATCAGAAACAGTTTTAAACTCTGAAAGAACACCAGTGATCCTTAAATCAACTTTCTTGGTTAAATCACCATCCTCATACCCAAAGATAAATTCATCAGCTCTTACATCAGATCCTGTTGAAATATCTTCTTCAATACCAGTACAACCAAAGAATTGATTAACTGATTTTGAGCTATATGTAATTGAGTTAATTCCACACAATACATAACCAGTTTTAGCGAATCCAACAGTAGAATCAACAGAAAGTACTGAAGAATCTTTTAGAGAAGGTTCTAATGCCTTTGTTTTACCTGGTATTGTAAATGTTCCTTCAATTAAATCCCTATCATTAAATCCAACAAATAAAGAAAGTTGATAATATATTTTATTTTCTCTAGTTAATATCTCAACTTCTGAAACTGATGCATTAGTTCTAGAATCTGTTGATTTTGTAATGGTCTGACCAACTAATTTAGACGGATCTCCATTAATTGCTTCCGCAATAATAACTTCTCTTCTTATAAATTCGGAAGTAGATGGTTTAAGTAACTGTTCTTCAAGATCTAATATTTTAGCATCTACACCAAATAATAATTTTAATAATATTCTTATAGATTCTTCAATACCTTTTGATTGATAAAAAGATCTTGCATTCTTTATAAAATTACCAACATCAATACCTTCTGCAAAATCATTATCTTCTAATCCAGGTAGGAATGTTCTCTTTAATTTTTTATAGAATTCCTGTAAGAATAAAACACTTAGATTATTAACAACACTACTAGCAACATGATCATTTGCTCTAGTACTTTCAAATAATAAACCTTCTTTGTTAACATTATCTAATGATGAAGATATTCCAACACTATATCCACTTACACCACTAAATCCACGAACACATCCAGTAAATGATGTATCAGTTTTACCTGTATAGGTAATAATTTCATCACCGATCTTTAAAAGACCATATTCATCAGGAAATCCCTTTGTAGATGCAACGGTAATAGTTGTATCAGATGCTGTAATTGCCGCTAATAATGAAGTTGTTCCATGAATAACTTCAGGAACTAAGTTATCTGATTTTAAATACTGATCTAAATTTTCAATTAGATCGGTAGGACCTCCTTGAAATTCTTGAGAACGGTAATATTGTTTAAAAAATTCAGTTACATTAGGAAAATCAGACCTTAAAAATTCAGGTATCTGACTCTCAATAATTCTGTTGACTTGAATTCTCTTATCAATTCCTATACTCATTTATTTTCTCTCTAGGTCTCCATTTGCGTAACTTGATGTATAATAGTCTCTAGTAAATACAACGCCTGAAACGTCTTCTCCCGATGCTATTACATCTTTAACCATATTTATCCGACTATCTGCAACGCTGAAAACTAAGTATAAATCCTTCAATCCAACTACATCATTTGATTCTGGGAACGCTTGAATTTCAATCAAATCGTTATTTGCTGAAGTTCCTGTTATATTTAACGTATTTAAGATAATTTCACCCTTCATGTAATCAACTGTTCCTGCAGATTTTGCAATAACATTCAATTCATCTTTTTGGTTTCTTGAAATTACACTCAAAATACCCTTTCCACTACCATCTAGAGTTCCATCTTCCTTTTTATTTGGAACATCAGTTAAATATACAACATCATTTGACCCACTTACAGTAAATCCAGTGCTTTTTATGTTAAAACCTAAAGGATTTATGTGAAATCTGTTACCAAAGCATAATTCATACTGTGCAAATTGATTTATTAGAACTTTTAGATCTCTTCTAATCTTTAAAGTAGTAATATTAGATGTAATTGCAGTATCAACTCTATCAATTAACTGTAAGATCTTACTATACTTAAACCTACCACCAAACTTATTAATATCTACAGTTTTGGAGTAAGTTGTAAGAGAATCAGTAATCCTTGTTTTTAAATCATCCGCATTATTTGTTTGTGCAGTGTTATAATAGATGGTTGAATCGCATTCAACATACAAAATCTTAAGATCTACGATTTCTGAGTTAATTCCAGCGATTGCGTAACTTTTTAACTTGTTTTTTATCTGTTGTTTGTCAAAATCAGAAACATATGTTCCATTTTTAGGTTTAATGCTAATTTGAACTTGTCCAAACTTAGGTGGAGTTAATTCTTCACCACCAACAACGGCAACAGATTCTGTTTTAGGATAAATTGACTGTATTATTGCCTCATAATCCCTTGGTGTAACCGCCCTATACTGCGATGAATAAATTCTAGGTGCAAAATACTTAATAGATGATACACCTTCCATTTCAGCACCATTTGAGGCACTATTAACAGTGTTTACCGAGATTCCACTGTTAGGAATAATTGTAGATGCACCTATATCATCAGGATCCCTATCTTTAAAAACTCCTTGGAAACTAAATTCTGAAGCACCATTACCTTCTTCACCATCAGTTACAATATATCGAACTGTGATAATAGAATTATTTTCTAATTTTTTACCAAAATACCCATCACCAAATAATATTTCAAAATTTTCATCTTGAATTTCCTGAACAAAGAAAACTTCAGAGTCTTTATTAAGATTCAGGATATTATCAATCATGTTGTATTGTCTTCCAATACCAGTATCTGATATTCCAGCAACATATACTTTAAGTGTAGATGTATCAATATTTGGGTTTGCGAGTATAAATCTTTGGTCTGCGTTATTATTTGCTACAAATCTTGTTTCTAAAAATGTTCCTTGTAGTATTTCAATAGGTTCACTTTCAGAACCAAAGGAAGCAACACCATTTTTAATTGCTGCGGATATACTCTGAGTAGTAGAGAATCTGAATGTAGTGTTATTTGCTGCCCCAGTGCATACTAAACCAGGTTTTAAGTGCATTGTTTGTGCAGTTGAGTTAGTTTCTACATCAAAGTGAATAGAACTCTTTGCAGCAGTTTTTGAACGGGGTACATAACCTATATTTCTTGCCAAAGAAACTACATTTTCTCTTACAGTTGCTGAATCTAAGAAGGATTCGTTTACAACTAGGTTTGCATTAAAGGCATTAATATAGGTATTGTATGCTAAAGTATCAATTAAAATCGAAAAGTTAGAACCCTCAAAGTTAAAATCAGTAAAATTGCTGTTAGCACGAAGATAATCCCTTATTTGGGCTTTAATCTGATCAAAATCTAAACTTGTAAATTGAGTAAAAGGCATATTATTATCTTGTTGGTTCTAATAAGAAGGAAAATGATTGTATCGGAACTTCTAATCCTACAATTTCAAACAATACAGATACTTCAAATGCATTGTCATCCATAGCAGCATTGATTTGAACCTCTAAATTTGCAACTCTAGGTTCATATCGCTCAACTGTCTCAACAATTTGGTTTTGAATCACCTTCTTCATGGTAGGGTAGTAGTTTTCAAACAAACTTGCCCTTATATCGGTTCCAATATCAGACTGAAAAAACCTCTCTGTGGGGATTGTCTCCACCAAATTCCTTACAGAACGTATAATTGCACGTTCATTCATCAACACAGGTAGGTCTTTCGTCACAGGATGTGGTTTGAAAGCAAAACTTATGTCTTTAAATGCTTGAGATGTGCGTTCGATTGCCATCAGAACGGTTTATTTAGTATTATATCTTTTTATTTATACCTAATTTTTACGAATTATTTTATTTCGATGCAGAATCTGAAAATTCCTCTACCCAAGAGGTTAAAATATACTTATTTCCACCAATTGGAGGGTTTCCACGGTGTGTATGCGTCCAAGAAGTTGGAAAAATCACGTATTTTCCTGCTTGAGGTTTAATTCTTACGTTTTGATGAATAAATTCTGTCTCTCCACCTTCAAAATCATCGTTCAAATATAACAAAGTGACTAATTGTCGGTATGGATTACTTGGACCTTGATCAGCATGCCAAGAATGGAATCCTTCACATGGTTTTGTGCGTTGTAATTTCAAAAGTTTATGTTCAATCTTCTTTGTCTGAAGAATTTCATATTGATTAAAGTATTCTATGATAGCAATTTTAGATAATTCTTGAAATTGCCCATAAATTATACCAGTTCTTTCCGCAGTTATATCATCTACACCAGGAAAGCAACCAGCAAGTATCTCACTCATAAAAACTTGAGTATCTTTTACACCTCTTATGTTGCGAGGCATATGAACTCCATTTGAATGTATCAGTTCAAAATAGTCAATAAAATGACCCAAATTTAGATCATTTGAGTCGAATAGAAATTCAGATATAAAGTTTGAATGATGTTTAAGACCTAGAAGTTTAGGTTCTTGATTCATCTACCTTGTCCTCTATATCGTTTAGGTGCTTTATTTCGAGACGAAGCGGCATATTTTGAATGTTTTCCCCTTCCTTGACGAGTTTTTTTCGGTGTTGATTCTACAAATGTAGATCCAGATAGACTTTGCTTAAATTTTGCCATAATTAATTCGCTTTAATTTCAGTTCTTAAATCTTGGGGGTTATGAACCCCAGTGCTATAGAATTCTTGAGCAAGATCTTCCATAGCATCAAAGTATTCATCTTGGGTGAGGTTCTCAAAGAGAAGTTTATCACCCTCAAAGATATTATATAACTCTTTGCTTTTCATGACCAACTCTTACACGAGGATCACACCATATCTCAAAACCAGCCTCTTTCGCATCTAAGCAGAACGAAACGTCCTCACCACACATATCTTGAACTTCACCAGACTCAAAGACTTGCATCTTAGGAGCAAACCAAGGATACTTCATTTCATCATGCTCAAATACACCATTCTTAATCAGTGTCCAACCAAAACCAGTGTAATCTACCGTAAATGGTTTCTTTCTTTTCGAGATGCTTTCGAGGGTTTCGTGATTCATAACACCACCATTAGAACGGAAATCATCCTCTTCCATCCAATGAGCAACTGAAGTTGTCTTACCATCCTCAGTGCAATACCAACCAGATGCAATATCCTGATCCATCAAAAGGATTTGCCAGAACTTCTCAGAGTTGAATACAATATCGCTATCGATCCATAGTTGGTAATCATACTTTAACTGTCCATCCCAAGGTTTCTGATCAGGTCCTCGAAGAACATTAGCACCTAAGCACTTACACCGTGCAAAGTTGACCATTGATGAGTAATCCTGCGAGATTTGGATACTTGCTCCATTTTGAACCAGATCAAAACATAGTTGAACAAAGCTCTTTAAAAATGCATATGATACTCCTCTTCCTGGTAGACAGAAAACTACTGTCTTACCCTTTATCATCTCCTTTGCTTTCTCGTAGTCCCATTCAGGTGCTTTCTTGACAACAGGAGATTTCGCTTTTACCGTAAATCCTTTTGACATTATTATGTTGTAATTACTCTTATATTATATGCGATTATATAGTAAAAGTCAACTAAAATATTTGACTGAATTTAGGTCGGTATCATACCCAAAAGGACGTTTAGGAAAAGTATTAAACGATAAACTAATTCTTACTGAATCTGATTCATTCGGAGGTACTTGATGTGGCATTAAAGAAGAAAACACTACTAATGAACCAGGAACAGATGCAACATTTAATGCTGATGCCATATACTTATTATGCTCTACTTGATCATCAGGTTCGTATCTATTTGCTGGTTCTAAGTATAAAGAGAACTGCCTACCACGAGTACTGAATACAATCGGAGCACCTTTTTCCTGTGCTGATATTAAGTAGAATGTTCCACTCAGAAAACTATTACTATGCCAATGCTGTGGATTCGTCATACCAGGCTCATTTACATTTGCCCATGACTGTTGTATCTCTAACTCTTGCTCAGTATCAGTAATATCCAATGCATACTGCTGACAAGCTTCTAAACAAAACTTCTTTAAATCTGCAAATATAGGTTCTTCAAATAACCATACATTCTCAGATTTTACATTACCATTAGAATGCACAAACTTCTCTTTACTTAAAAACTCAAGTAATGGTTGTATCTCTCCATCCCACTCATATACTCTTATAGGAGGTTCTGCGAAAGTTTCTATTTGTTCTACGTGTTTTATCATTTAATTAAAAGTAATTTAATGCAATCAGATATCTCTTCTTTGCATCTGTGCAAGTAGTACTACAATGAGGTCTAGAACCATCATGTAAAAGTAATCGATTCCTTTTACTTACTACCTTCTCTTCATTAGTAAAGATCTTCTCTTTCATATATTCAAGAACATCAACCTTCTGACCACTATCATCTGCAAATGTAGTATCATTCTCTGCATCCCAATCAGAATTAGACATTAATGTATAACCATTACAATCATTCATATAGAGTAATGCTGCTTTATGATCATAACCAAAATCTACGTGTGGTGCATGAATAATCTGTCTTCCTTGATTTACATACATTATAATACGACATCTAATTAATGCACGAACATCTAACATATTATAGAGATAATTTAACTCCTCGTGCATAGCACTCTGAGGAAAGTAATGATTATACACTTCATGAACAAAATAGAATGCATCATTTGCACCATCCTCTCCGTGAGCAACCTGTTCCTGAAAGATCCATTGAAACTCTGGTCCACTCTGTAATATTCTGTTCTCTAAATGCGAAATATACTTCTCATCAAGATAATCATCAGTAATTGTATATCTCATTTAATAAGAAGCATCCTGTAGTAAATCTTTTTCTTGATCTGTTGTATATTCAATCTCTTCATATTCTATCTCATCCTTATAATATGAATGATATAACCTACCCCATATAATTTTAAATTCATACTCATCTAAGTCTTTAAAAAGAACTTCACCTCTTAAGTATATGTGATATGTGTTATTCATTGTTCTGTAATAATAAGTTCTTCACCGTCTGTTTTAAACTTTAATTCAGTATCTTCATACCATCCTTGATCATTAACTGCCCATTCAGGAATCCTTACATAATATTCTCCAGTTACTGAATCAACCTCTAAGGGGCGAATATCTTCTGGATTATTTTTTTGCATTACAAGTATTCTCTTTTTGCATTATATATCATCATGGATTTTTTTGCAAGTCAACCCTGTGGGCGTTTTTTAACAGCGAAAAAAAATTTGAAGTTTGATGGAATATTGTTCTCGCTTTCGTAACACTTTGTAGGTTAGGGTAGTTATGCTTTTTTAAACGGGGGCGGGGGGCGAACCCCCGATCACGGGGGCACTGCCAATACACGAACGAACCGCCTACGCTGCTGCTCCCTCACGAATCATCGCTATGCGATCCTTGCGATACTGTGCCTTAGCACGGGTGATCACCCCTTCCAAATCTGCTACCATACACTTTCCCAATCCCCGTGCTGGTGTGAATGTGCCTCCTCTACCTGATGAGGCACGGAGAACTGATCCCTTAATGTTTGTATCAGTTGCTCTTACAGTTCCGATTGCTTTTGCCATAGTGCCTCTGATGTGTATAAGAATAGTATAAAGGATAAAGCACCCCGAAGGGTGCTAGTGTGTGGCAGTTTACTTACTGCCCATTGGTATACTCACCCATTAGGCACTTGCCGTAATATACAGCAGCGTATCCGTATTCTTCGGATAACCCAAGGCATAAACCCCAACACTCATCAAGTGTTTTTTTGATTGTATTCTCAAAGGGAGCAGAAGGGCATACAACGGTGTATGGGAAAGAAGGATTGAAAGCGGTTTGATTAAAATTGTTCATATACACAGTATAACCATAAAAAAGGGGGAATGGTATCC